CGCACTACTAGCTCCATCCACTGCGTCTTTACTGCTAACTACTCATGAGCGTTTTTCATAACAACGCACTTATCGGTGCTGGTGGTGGAGCGGCTGCAGGTGCTGACGTTGGGCTAGCAGTTAGGTCTTTGCGTTTTGCTTCGGCGTATCTTCACCGCACGCCGTCTTCGGCAGGCAACCTGAGAACGCATACATTTGCAGCGTGGGTAAAAAGATCAAGTCTTGGTGGTAGGCAGACTCTGTTTCGTACTAATACAAGCGAGATGCACTATTCATTTGCCGAGTCTGCGCAAGGCAATGAAAATGCATTTTTTTGCTACGGAGGAGGTGGCGCTGTTTATTTAGTTTCTGAACCTGTCTTCCGTGATCCTGGGGCATTTTTTCATCTTTGCGTTGCATGGGACACCACTCAGTCAACATCAACGGATCGCTTAAAGTTATACATTAATGGAGTTCAGCAGACAAACTGGAAAACCGGTACGTTTCCAGGTCAAAATTTTGAAGGCGGATTAAATAAGGCGAACAAGCACGGTTTAGGTGCAAACTCATCAGGTGGAGAGCCTTTTAGCGGGAACTTAGCTGATGTCTACTTCATTGATGGTTCGGCTTTGTCGCCGGTTGACAATTTTATTGAATTAGATAGCAACGGTGTTTATCAGGCAAAAACGTACAGCGGAACATTTGGGACGAATGGATTCCACTTGCCTTTTTCAGATGCAACGAGCACTACAACGATTGCGGCAGATAACAGCGGAAATACTAACGATTTTACGGCTGTCAGCATCAACGTAGGGGCAACAAATTACTCGGGAAGCGTTACCGACACTGCATCTCCTAGCGGTTCGTCGATGATCATCAAAGCTGTAGGCGACACCGTAACTGGAACCTTCAACGCAGGCGGCGGAACTGGTGGCAACATTAACTACTACAAATCTACCAACGGTTATAACTGGACTCGCTTAGAAACTTCTACAGGAGAAAGCAGCTCCTTTACGGCTAAATACTTGTCTATGGGTGGCGGCTCAAACAACTCAAGACAGTTCACTGCAACATCCGGTTCTTTTGAATACTCAATTGCTGGTTCAACTTCTTTAGACAGCAGTGCGTCAACAGTGGCTGTTGGTCAAGGGCAACTGTTCGACAACCGTAATTTAGACACTCTCTTTGACTCACCAAAGAATGGGGATCAAAGTGACACGGGGGCCGGTGGAGAAGTGTCAGGGAACTACTGTGTTCTCAACCCTCTTGCCATAAGCGGAACGCTATCAAACGGAGGTCTTGAAGGTCAGTGCCCTGTTGGCTCTTCGCAACACGCAACGTTTGCAATACCAGCGTCTGGCAAATACTACTTTGAAGCTCAGATGACTAACTCAGGCATTCTGAACTTCGGCCTAGCAGCCATTAGGCCGGCTGGCCACATTTACCAGAATCCTAATTCTGTTCTGTATTCGACTTCTGGCGTTAAAAACGTCAATGCAGTTACTGACCAGTCATACGGTGCATCGTGGACTTCAGGTGACATTATTGGATGCGCTTGTGATGCAGACGCAGGGACAATAACTTTTTACAAAAACGGTGCCTCACAAGGTGCTTTATCGCATCAAATAGCAGATCTTTTCCCTTCTTTTGGGAACGGAGGTGTTGCTACTAACTACGCGGTAAATTTTGGGCAACGTGCTTTCGCCTTCCCGGCACCTTCAAATCACAAACCTTTATGCAGCACACTGCTCCCAACTCCGACGATTGCCAATAGTTCGGCTTATTTCAATGCAGTTTTATACACTGGTAATAACACAGCTAGAAGTATTACCGGCGTCGGGCATAGTCCTGACTGGGTTTGGATAAAAGACAGGAGTTCTTCTTACCATATACACACAGATATTCTTCGCGGTGTCGGCAAGCAACTTTATTCAAACACTACTGATACTGAAGCATCAAACACAGACCGACTTACTTCATTTGACTCGGACGGTTTTTCTATAGCCGCTAATACAGCCTCCGGTGGCGTTAATACTAACAATGCACCGTATGTAGCATGGTGCTGGGACGCCGGATCATCAACGGTTAGCAACACTGACGGTGACATCACTACAAGCTTAAGAGCTAACACTACCGCAGGTTTTAGTATCGCAACCTATTCAGGAAGCGGAACAAACGGCCACCGGATTGGGCACGGTTTGGGGGTAGAACCAGATTTTTGCATAATAAAAGCTAGAAATAAATCTGATGATTGGCGTATTTATCACTCAGGATTAGGCACTGGCAAAACACCTGCGTTGAACTCTAGTAATGCAGCCAGTACTGGCGCAAACTGGCAAAGTATTTCCTCAACAACTCTTGGCCTACAAAATGACAGCGCAATCAATGGAAGTGGTTACAATTACGTTGCATTTTTTTTCGCGGCCGTCGCAGGCTACAGTGCAGTTGGCGGACCCTACACCGGCACAGGCGACACCTCAGGCCCGTTCCAGTATTGCGGTTTCCGTCCTCGCTGGATAATGATCAAGTCGTCTGTGAATGGCGCAACAAACAACGGCAACGATTGGACTATCTTTGACACAGCCAGAGCCCCATACAACGAAACAGATGCGTTCTTAGAGGCAAACACTACCAGCGCAGAACAGACAGGCGGCAATGATCAAATTGACATTCTTTCAAATGGGTTCAAACCGCGCCAAGGCAATACTCAGACAAATCATCAATCAAATCAGTACTTCTGGATTGCTTTTGCGGAGCATCCCTTCTCTGCTAATGGCGGGCTTGCTCGTTAAACTCACACCATCGTTCTAATCCCATGGGCTACCAGATTGGTGACCGCAAACTGCCTCTAGATGTTGCTTGGACCGACGCGGAGGGCATCCAACGTCCAGCTAACTGGTTGCGGTTGAGCACTGAGCGTGACCGCGAGTTGCTTGGAATTACATGGGTTGCCGATACAGCTGATGTTTACGATAAGCGGTTCTATTGGGGTTCTGATAATCCGAAGCAGCTCAATGATGAACCTGCTGTAGATGCTGAAGGCAATGAGCTTGGCTACACACAGACCGGACTGAAGACGCTGTGGAAGGCAAAGCAGAATGAGATCGCCGCTAGCTTGCTTGCCACGTCTGATTGGCGCGTCATCAAGGCAAAGGAAACCAGCACTAACATTCCGTCTACTTGGAAGACCTATCGCGCTGCGGTGCGTGCAGCCTGCAACACGCGCCAGACCGAGATTGACAACTGCTCTGATGTCCCAGCATTAAAAGAGTTGCTGTTTGGGTCGGCACAGATTCAACAAACCGACGATGATGGGCCTGTGTTTGACGCTGATGGCAACGCTGTCATGATCGCCAACCCCAACATCGCTACAGCCTGGCCTGACACGATCGAATGACGTTTTTGGCTGGTTTGTTAACAGGCGTCCTGCTAGTGCTCGGCTGGGCGCTGCTTTCTATTGCTGCTGACTAATGCAACGACCTGACCCGATGATTCCCGCAAAGCCTGGCGCGGAAGACGTAGAGGCAATGGCTAACCGGCAAAAATGGATCGAGGAGTTATTTTTCCTTGATGGCCGCGACATGATTAGCCACCCGCAATATGGATTGTTCACTGGGTTAGCGCATAAATATCGCAATCTCGACTCGACTGACGGGTACTGATGGCAAAACCTCTTATCGGGCAAAATTTTGTCCCGAGCAAGCCTAAAAAGACACGTCAAGGTAATGGACAGCACTCGAAAGTGTCACACGGGCGAAAGAAGTATCGTGGCCAGGGAAAACGCTAACCCTCTTTCCAATGATCAAACAACTTGTGATTGGTGCCGTCGCTTCGGCAGCTGCATTGGCCCCCCTGTCTGCGACCGCAGCACCCGTTTACTTCAACCCTGAGGCAAACGTCGGCGGGAATCTCGACAACGGCGTCGGCGGCATGGATGTCGATCTGCACCTTGGCATTGAGGGTGGCGGTGCTTATGCGCAGATCGGCCCGATGATTAAGGTGCCTGATACTGGTGAAGTCGATTACGGCGTTAGCGGCAAGGCTGGTTATGGCTTTGGCCCTGGCTACACCGAGCTGTCTTTCGTTTCTTATGACGATGACACCAGCATCAACCTAAAGGTTGGTGGCAAATTCTCCCTCTGAGCTATAACTAACTTAGGTTTCTCACACAGACCGACATCAGGCTCCCGCTAGGGGGCCTTTTGTTTTATCTGCAACAACTATGCAAAAAGTCTGCAACGTTCTCGGCGTTCTTGGCTTCGTGATGTCGTCTGCGCTTGTTAGCGCGTCAATCGTTGCGTTTGCTCGAATCCCCGGAATGATCGACGACATGGCAGCCGACATGATGGGCGACATCACCGGCAATGTCACTGAAATGCTGCCTAGTGAGATCGATGCAGCTTTGCCCGAGCTGCCGACTAGCACCGGGCCTGCCCTGCCGATTAAGTCACCATTTTAGTTTCCGCCTGTGGCTCAACTTGCGGCGCATCCCAGTAATCAAGCCATTCGCGTAACGCCTGGCCTGTTGGCGTTCCCTTAGGCCAGCGGACGAATTTAAGAAGCGCCTTTGGATCTGTAAACATCATTGCGGAGTTGCCGGACATGCAGACGTAGACAACAGGCGGACCCTCGCGCTGCTTAGTTCGTTCGATCCAAAGCTGCCCTGCTGTAAACCGTTCTGACTTCATGCCGGAGATCCCTGAGATCGGAGTGAACGCAATAAGCGTCCCGACAATCACGGTAGGCCGTCCGATCCCGCCACCTGTACTGCCTACAGCGCCGCCTGTTACCTCGGCAAAGTTTCCGGTTATAGATATGCCCGGCTGCGTAAGGGCGAGGATTGCCGTAGGCAACGGAACAGAAACGTTTGAGGAGGATCCACGCGGGAACATAACCCTTTGCAGTGGCCCTGTCCCTATCTACGAGGCTCCTGACTACAGGCCGAGGGACTTCACTTGGGTTGCTCCGCCTAAGGCAGACATAAAAAAGCCGGATGTGTCACGTCCGGCTCGAAATGCAATCCCCCAACCCACAACGCCGGGTGCCGATCCCGACATCCCAAGATTGCCTAAGGATCCCCCGTGTCCACCCTTTGGATCAAAAGAAATCGGATCGTTTAACAAACTCGGAACAAAGGTTCTCGCGGGTTATGAGCTGCAGGACGGTAAATGCGTGCAGCTTTGGGATTCGGTGCCGGTCGGGCAGATCATAAACAACTATGTGCCTGACGTTGGCCCAACTGCATCGGTTGCGTTAACTGCTGCGTTTGCAACGACTGTGGCGATCTTTGCTAAGCCAATCGCGTCAGTGCTGCAAAAATTAGCAAAGCCTTTGACGAAGAAGGTGGTGAAGAAAGTCAATCAGAAGCTTGGCCGTAAGGTAAAACCGGAATCTTTACAGCAGCGGCGGGTAATCCAGCGTCACCGGAATCAAGCCATTCGCGATCTGAGGCGGGCTTTGGGTAAATGATTTCGTGCGTGTGGTCTTCGACTGGAATGGGTTTGAGAACTACATCAGCGCAGATAGGGAAGAACGGCGAATCTTGCTTGAAGCCATAGCCCTCACGGAGTGCTTTTGCACATGCGGAGAGCCTGCCCATCTCGTAGTTGAGCCGCTTGTCAGCTAGTGACTGCTCGTAAAGCTGAATTTGTTTTTTTGCTGCTTGCTTGCAGAGGTTGACCGGACCCCAGTCGAGCGGCACCGAAAACGTAGCCGTGATGCCGAAGTTATTGCTGTAGTTCTGCCGGTAACCTGTCCTCTGCGGCTTGTAATACAGGACGGTGCCAGGATTATCTGGGATTCCATCTGGCCCGTCGAGCCCTGTTTCTGGGTCTGTTAGGCCAAAGTTGTCACTGTTGTCATAGACAGGCTCTTGATAATACTGATTGTCTGGATTGCCAAAAGAATGCGTCGACGAAACAAAGGGGGAGATGTTTAGCGTTGCCGAATCACACTGAATCTGCGATCCGTAGCTGTGCTTCATGTACTGCCCTGGCGTGATTTGCACGGCCTGGTTTACGACTGAGCCGCTGCTATTTGATACCGGGGAGGCAGTTGCGCTGACTTGTGCCGCCGCCGGAGCAGCGTAGAGCAGGCTTAGGAATACAGCAGATGCTGTCGCTCTCATTGACTGAACGTGCTTGTCGAATCGATAACGGTTTCGGTGATCGTCTCGCGGTCAATGACGACTTTCTCAATAAGCCCCGGAGTGCTTAGTGTTTCAACAAACTGGAATGCGTTGCCGGGTGTTACTTGCCGCCAGCTCGAGCGACTAGAGAGGTTGATTTTGTTACCGCTTATAGGCGGGCTAACTATTCCGCTCGTTGGCTCGATCCCAGTCCCGCTCACGGTGTACTCGAAGCCACTGCGATAAGACTCGGAGACGATTGACTCCTTGACGATGGTCTTGGACTCCGTGTGGCTGCTCACAACCCCCTGGCTGAAATTCGGAATCACAGGGACTGCAACCGCCTGAGAAGGCAACAGCAACAAAAGAATCAGCCGTCTCACCGGGTCGTCAGCTCGCTAATGACCTGACCTATGGCCGTCGTGTTAGCTCCGCCTGGTGAAATCGTGACCGCGCCTGCTGTAGTGATCGTGCCAGCTAAGCCGGTGTTTACGCCTGCTGCTGTGCTTGTGACATCACCAAAGGCAGGAACAGCGCCGACGGTTGGAGCTGACGTCGGGACCGTGTCACCCTGTGTGTAGCTAGTTGCAAAACTGAATGCGTTGCCAGCAGTTTTTTGAGTTGCGTCGGGGATCGTGATGGCATTGACGCCGTTAGTTGCCGCTCCTAGGCCGCCGAGAGCATCGCTTGTAGTCGAGCCGCCTGCGGTGACCGACGTATCGACCCCGCTCCCGCTAATGCTGTAGCTGTTGCCAACCCTTATTGCGCGGGTAGACGCACCGCCAACGTCGAGTTGCACCGAGCTCTGAATTTTGTGGACTAAATCAGCACGAGCAGGCAACGCAGCTGCCAATGTGATGCCTAATACCAAAATTGCGCGGGTCATTTAATGCCGGATTTGGTGTCCTTGTTGTCAACAATAGTCGGCTTTTTATTGCCTCCGCCATTGTTCTTCCGTTCGATGCCAAACGAGGCCATCGCGCCTGTCAGTAAGGACGCGACGAACGTGTTGTCCATTTTCATCTGCGGGAAGATGCCGAGATAAGAGGCTGTCAGCAGAGCAGCACTCCAGGCAAGCACAAGAGCCTTAACGACATCTGCCATACAAATGCCGTCTTTTTCGTGGTGCTCTTCAGGGTTGGAAGCCATCACAGACCAGAGCTACCGTTACAGCGTAACTAGGCCCGGCAAATGCTTCTAATCCTCAAGCCGATCTTGATGACTGCCTGGAAATCACGGGCATTCAAAGAGTTGATTGTTGCGATGCTCGAGAAAATCGTCGCAAGAACTGACAACGATCTAGATGATCTAGCGGTAAAGCATGTGCGGGAAATGCTTCTGCCTGACACAAGGATTGAAAAGTAGGTGTCATCCGGCATTATCCAACTGATCCTGCTTTTGACAGGCGTGGCTTTTGCGCTGTTGCCGTTTTTCCAGTTTTTTCGTGGTACGCCCCACCAGTTGGCTGCAATTAAGGAGCTTGAGCAGTCCGTGCCAGAGGGCCTTTTGGAGGAGGACGCAGACTGGTTTCAGGCTTGGAAGGAGAGCGGCTATGACCAGCAGGTCTTCATGCCCTACTTCAGGCAGCTCGATAACAAGACCGGAACTGGCTATCGAGAGTGCTTTAGCTCAGCGGCCGCGATGGTGGCAGCGTTTTATAAGAAGGTTCGGACGGATGATGAATACAACGAGATTCGCGCTAGGTACGGAGACACGACATCGGTCGAAGCACAGCTAGCAGCGTTGCGTAGCCTCGGCTTGCAGGCTGAGTTCCGCAAGGACGGTGATGCCGATCTTGTAGAGCTAGAGATCGAAAACGGGCGGCCAGTGTTAGTCGGCTGGCTTCATGCAGGCAACATGCTCCTCGGCGAGCCGCCGATGTGTAGTGGCCTCGGCTGCGGGCATTGGAGTGTGATTAGCGGCTTTGCTGGCAAGAACAGCAACGACCCTGAGTGGATCATGCAAGACCCTCGTGGCTACCCAGAAATGGAAAAGGGCGGGCATAGCAATCCACACCTCGGGCGCAACGTTCGAGTAAGGCGGGCCGCCTTTTACCAGCGATGGCAGTCCGAAGGCCCAGGAACGGGCTGGGTGATTCTTGTGAACGAGTGAGCGCGTACCACCGTCAGTAGCATTGGCTTTTCGCCTCTGGCATGGCAGTTCTTTGCGACTGGGAGATTCAAGCCCGCTGTAGGGGCGGCATGGTCGAAAACTACGATCCGGATTTAATCAACCCTGCAAGCCTCGATCTGCGTCTGGGCAACGGGATCATGATCGAAAGCATTTACAGCCCAGAGCTTATTCGCATTGATATATCTGAGAAGACAGAAGACGATCCTTTCATGGTGCAGCCTGGCGATTTTCTTCTTGCCGAGACGATCGAGGTTTTTAACCTGCCTGACGACATTAGTGCTCAGTTCGTACTGAAATCGTCGAGAGCGCGAGCAGGCTTCAACCACATGCTTGCTGGTTGGTGTGACCCGGGCTGGCACGGTTCAACTCTTACTCTCGAGCTGAAAAACGAGCGGCAGCATCATCCTTTAGCGATTTTCCCGGGGATAAAAATCGGGCAGATGGTATTCCACTCGATGTCTAGTTCTCCAGTTGCTAACTACGCGAAGACAGGGCACTACAACAACCACTTGACAGTGATGCCGAGCGTGGCGTGATTAGAGCACCCGCGCTATAGCGGGTTAAATCCATCGAGAGCTCGATATGGACTGGATGGTTATTGAAAATAGCCTCGAGGAGGAGCTCTACCTCGAGGCAACTGTGCGGGATATACGATCCTGCGAGGATTTAGAAAGGGTCCGGAGTGTTTGCGTCCTGCTCACGCGCCAGTCTTGGCACCAGGCGAAGCTCCTTAAGCAAGCTGTCGGCTACATCGCAGAGCTCGATGCCGGAGGGATGTCGGCGTCGTAAA